TGGCGGCGCCTCATCGAGATGACGGAGATGAGCCTGTGCCTGTGGGGATCGGCGTACTGGTTTCTGGAGCGCCGTGGCGGGGTCCCGGTCGAGATGTACTGGGCGCGTCCGGATCGTGTGAAAGTGATCACGCACCCAACCAACTACGTGGCGCGGTTCGAATATCAGCCGGTCAGCGGCCAGGAGCCGATCCGGTTCGACCCCAGCGAGACCGTTTGGTTCCGCTACCCGAACCCTCTGGACGAATACTCCGGCTTGTCGCCGCTGGTGGCGGCGCGCCTAGCCGCCGACACGCAATCGGCAGCCATGAAGCAGAACTTCGCGCTGTTCAAGCAGGGCGTGTCGATCGGTGGGCTCGTGACGCCGGCGGCCGGCGTGCCGATGAGCGGAGACGCGGCCCGGGAGATTCGCGATCAGCTGCGGGACCGCGCCAAGGGCACCGCGAACGCGCACCGCTGGCTCGTGCTGACCAACGACGCCAAGTTCACGCCGATGACGATGTCGCCGAAGGATGCGGAGTTCGTTGAGCTGCACAAGCTGACGCTTGAGGACGTGTGCCGCCCCTACGGCGTGCCGCTCGACCTGGTGGGCGGCCAGCGCACCTATGCGAACTACGAAGAGGCCGTCAAGGCCATGTGGACCGAGACCGTGATCCCCGAGGCCGCGTTTCTGGCCGACGAGATCACGGAGCAACTGCTGCCGATGTTCCAGCGGCCCGGAGATCGCGCTGATGTGGTCGGGTTCGATCATAGCGGCGTCGAGTGCCTGCAGGACGATGAGCAGGCTAAGTGGACCATCGCGCAGGGCCAGATCGAAAAGGGCGCCATCACGGTCAACGAGTGGCGCAAGCATCACAAGATGGACCCGGTACTATGGGGCGACGTCTGGTGGGGCAGCGTGGCGCTGACGCCGATCAAGGACGCGGAGCCGCCAGAACCACCGGAGGTGGGGAGTGACGCTGGAACAGATGCTGGAGATGGCGCCGCCGGAGACGATGAAGCTGGTGGAGGAGACAGGGGAGATTCTGGAGATCGCGGAGCGAACGCAGGCCATCTTGGAGACAACAACGCGTCCGCGAGTCATCCAGTGGACCAGCAACGGGACGAATCCCGTGCCACCCGCATGGATTACGGATCAGATGAACACCAGCGGCTTTGGGATCGCTTTGTCTCCCGCACGGAAGCTCATGAAGCACGTGTTCAGCGTCTGGCATCCCAGCTCTTCCGATCCCAGCAACAAAGCCTCCTGACCGAACTGGCGAAGCTGGAGCGCGCGCAGCGCGACGCTGCGGAGCCGGAGCAGATCCTGGCGCAGATCTTCAATCTGCAGCGCTGGCGGCGGCGCTTCCGTGAGGCGTTCCGGCCCGTGGCCCGCGACATCGTGCAGGACGCCGGGCAGGATGCGATTGATCAGGTCACGCTGGGCGTCGCGTTCGACGTAGCGGACCCGGCGGTCGTGCGCTTCCTGGAGGCCCAGGTGCAGCGGTTTGCCGTCGAGGTCAACGACACCACGTGGGAACGGTTGAAGGCCGCGTTGACCGAAGGACTGGAAGCGGGCGAAGGCACAGATCTGTTGGCCAAGCGCGTCCAGGCCGTCATGGGCGACCGCATCCGCAGCTCAGCCGAGACCATCGCCCGCACCGAGACCGTGTCGGCGTTCTCGGCGGCGCGCACGGCGGGATTCCAGCAGTCCGGCGTCGTTGAGGGCGAAGAATGGCTCGCGGCGCTCGATGAGCGGACCCGCGAGACCCACGTCGCCGCGCATGGCCAGGTCGTGGCGTTAGGCCAGGATTTCATCGTTGGCGGGGCCACGGGGCCGGGGCCGGGGCTGATCCGCAAGGCCAGCGAGTCGATCAACTGCAGGTGCACCACATTGGCGGTGCTGAAGCCGCTGGGGAGCTGATGGCCTACACGACGATGTGTGGAGTTGACTACACTGCCTACTTCCGGGCGCAACTTGAGGGGAAGCACTTCTCCCGAATTGATTATCACTGCGAAAGGTGCGGTCAGGTGTTTGGGCTGATTGCCGTCAGTCGGCCCATTACAGAGCTTTCGATTTTCGATCAGGAAAAGTGCCAGTGCGGGTGCAACAGCGTCATCGTTGATGACGTGTTCATTGGTGGCGAGCGCCTGCAGCGACACCCAACCCCATATGAGACCAGGTTGGCGCAGATCATGGCTGGAGGGGAATCGTGAGTGAGCTAGGGCCGCATCAAATTCAAGGGCGCATGGAGACGCTTCAGAACGAACTCGCCGAGTGCGAATTTGATTTGGAAAACTTGCCTGCACGTATCGAGAGGCTCAAGGAGCAGCTTGCCGAGTTGCAGACGAAGCTGGATTGGTGGACAAAGCCGAAGCCAGCCATTTGATAAGATGCGGCCTTGCGATGTAGGCAAGGACCGCAGATGTCTGACATCGACATCATGGGCTATCTGCCCGATCCTGACGAGCCCATCCAGGTGCTGCCAATCGTGCGCGACGGGGCCATCTGGTTTCAGATCCTCGATACAGAATCCGGGCAGACGTTCATCGTCAACTACATGTCGGCGCTCAAGATGGCGGGTCGTCTTGCGTACCTGACAGGACGGATCACGCAAGACCTGCTGGAGGCCGACGCCGAGGAGCTAGGCCCGACCGAGTGGGAAGCCATCACGCGCGCGATGGACGATCCAACGGATGAGCGGTTCCAGCGCGAGGAGTACCGCAGGCCGAAGAATTGACGCAAAATACCGTGTGCTAAGATGACAGCCAACAACTGATTGCGCTGAATGGAGCGCCGGAGCTGACAGGCAACTGTCGGCCCGGCGCTCTTTTGTTTTGGGGCGGCGATGCACTATCTGCGCGCGTACCGAGCCGAAGAGCCCGAGGCCACCGATGGGCCGATCCTGTTCACGGCCTCGACCGAGGATTACGTGCGCGACGGTATGGCGGTCTCGCACGACGCCTGGGACTTGACCAATTTCAAGCGCAACCCACTGTTCCTGTGGGCGCACGACTACTGGGGCGATCGTCCGCCCATCGGCAAGGTTGACGCCCGGATCGACAAGGACGCCAAGGCGCTGATGGCGCTGGTGACGTTCGATCTCTCGGACCCGTTCGCCGCCGACATTCACCGCAAGTACCGGGAAGGCTTCCTCAACGCCGTCAGCGTCGGCTTCAACATCATCGAGATGGACGAACCGAGCCGCAAGGTGACGAAGGCCGAGCTTCTGGAGCTGTCCGGCGTCCCGGTTCCGGCGGACCCCAAGGCCCTGGCGGAACGCCAGCAGCGCGCTCTCACGCACGATCTCACGGAACTCCTGACCCGGCTGACCGGGGAAACCACACCGACGCCCAACACGGACTTGTCCGAACTGGTTTGGCGAGGAACCGCGCTCTCGATGGCGCGCCTGTACCTCGACACCGGTGATGACGACGAGACCCGTGAGCCGGAGTACCGCCGTCTCGTGGCCCAGTACCGCAGTCTCGGCAAGGAGCCGCCCGAATGGATGCCGCGCAGCCAGCTCTCGTTGCTGGCTGCGCCGCAGATCCACGGGTTGTTCGGCGCCGGAGAGGCGGAGCTGCTGGGTTGGGAGCCTGACGGTGCCCGCAAGGGCGCGGTGTTGTCGGCACGCAACCTGGGCGACCTGGATCAGATCATCGGTCTGGCGCAGGGCATCAAGGAGCGGGCCGTCAAGGACCAGGAGGCGACCGAGGACGACGCCGAGCGCGTGTTCCTCAACCGGTTCTTTGACGCGAAGGCTGAGCCGGAGACTGATTTCCTCCGGCGACTTGCGGGGTAAACGATGAGCGACACACGGACCAGAGAACAGATGCTCGATGACATCGCCAAGCGCGCCGCGTCGTTGGCGGTAGACCAACTCAAGCCCGCCGCTGACGCACCGGCGTTCAGCGAAGCTCAGGTTGCGGCGCTGCGGGATCAGTTCAGCGACTTGCTGACGCACCTGACGCCGGAACAGAAGCGCACGTTTGTTTTCGCGGCCGGTGAAGGCGACCAGAAGCTGGTGGGCAGCAAGTTCAGCCGTCACGGTCTGACGACCGCCGACATTGAATGGCTGTACGACACGCAGGTCAGTCTCAAGGGCCAGAAGAAGATCGACGATGGCTTCTACTCCGGTCCATCAGACGAACTGGAGCGCGCGTTCCAGGACGTGTCCGAGGCGTACTACGTGCCGCAGGATGAGGTGCGGAAGATCGACCAGAGCGCGATCGACAACCTGTTCCCGCGGTTGCCAAACGAAAACGCGCGCTATCGCCAGGCGCGTGCCGACGCTCAGCGCGCCATGGACACCGCCGAGTCCGGGTTCGGATCACAGCTCGTCGGGGCGCAGTACGTGGGCGATCTTTGGGAAGCCGCGCGGCCTGATTCGCGGGTCTTCGGCTTGCTGGATACGTTCGAGATGGCCCACCCGACCGCGTACCTGCCGGTCGAAGTCGATATTCCGGAGATGCTGTTCGTTCCGGAATCGACGGCCAACAACTCCAGCAACTACGCGACCGTCAAGACCGGGAGCAACCGCGTTTCTGTTTCGGCCAAGAAGTTCGTGATCCACCAGATGTGGAGCGGCGAGATGGAAGAGGATTCCATCATCCCGTTCGTCCCGTTTTTGCGCCGCCAGGCCGCGCTGTCGATCGCCCATTACAGCGATAGCCTGGTGCTCAATGGCGACGACACCAACGCCGGCACCGGCAACATCAACCTGGACGACGCGGACCCGGCGGACACCAAGCACTACCTGGCGTTCGACGGCATCCGCCATGCCGCCATCGTGGACAACACGGCCAACGCCAAGGATGCGGCGGGCGTGATCAGCATCAACCTGCTGCGCGATCTGCGGGGTCTCATGATCGACAGCACGCGCATCGTCGATTGGGGGCACCCGACCAACGCGGACGATCTGGTGTTCGTGACCGATCCCGAGACTGCGGACCGAATCCAACTGCTCGACGAAGTGCTGAACTGGAAGCTCTACAACAACCAGGGCGCGATCCTGAACGGTGAAGTCGGGCGCATCATCGGCCATCCCGTCATCAGCTCGATGGCGATGAGCAAGACGGAAGCCGACTACAAGGTGTCGACGACTGGCGGCAACAACATCAAGGGCCAAGTCGCGTCATTCAATCGCCGTGGCTTCAAGGTCGGCTGGCGGCGTCGCGTCCGCCTCGAGACCGAGCGGCTTCCCGCGACCGATCAAACGCGGCTCGTCTACAGCCTGCGACTTGGATTCGGGCGCTTTACCCCGACCGGCGCCGCATCGGGCATCGAAGCCGCGGCCGTACTGGGCAACATCTCGCTCTAAAACTGGCACTTGGTATTGCGAGGCGGGGAGTCGGCCTCCCCGCCTCTGTAGACCGGAGGCGACATGCCGCAGATCACACGAGGAAGCAGCAAGGGCCAGCTCGTGGCCTTCGTGTTCGGCCAGGACGCGCTGGCGGCCAGCCAGACTGACGTGCAGCTCCCGACCGCCATCGGAGAGGGCTCGCAGGCCGTCGACGGCTACGTGATGCCGTGGGATTACGAGGTCGTGGGCGTCGGCTGGTCAAGCTCCGTGGCCGCAACCACCGGCAGCGCAACCATCGGAGCCACCATCGGCGGCACCGAGGACGCCGACACCACGTTGAGCGTTACCACGGCCACCAACGCGTACAAGCGTGTGCCGCGTGGGGCCTGTCAGGGAGTGGCTGGGGATCGTCTCGGTTGCGAGCTCACCACGGGCGGCACCTGGGACGGCACGACCGCAGACCTGGTCGCGACCGTGTACGCACTGATCTACCTGGAGGGCATCTGATGCCCACCTACACGGCTACTCGTCGCTATCGCAGCGGTCTGGGCCAGTTCGATCCGGGTGACCAGGTCGAGCTAACGGAAGACATCGCCGAACACATCAACCGCGACAGCCCTGGTGTGTTGGCGATTGTCTGTGCAGAGCCTGAGCCAGATGACGATCCCGAAAAGGACGACGAGCTCAACGAGGGTGACGATCCCGAAAATCGTCAACTCGACGCACCGCCCACGGATCGCATGGTCAAGGGCGCGCAACGGCGGCGAGAGCGCTGATGGCCAGCAACCTGAAGCGCATCACGGCTTCTGGGGCCTTTGCGACGGGTTCACGGCGGCTCAAGGGTGTGTGCCTCACCGCTGCGGCCGCCACGTCCACGCTGGCGATCGACGATAGCGTTGACGGGTCGGGGACCGACTTGCTGGTGTTGTCGGCCGTGGCCAACACCTCGGTGTGCTGGCAAGCGCGAGAGCCCGTGTCGTTCGCGACCGCGATTTACGGCACCTTGACCGGCGCGTCGGCCGCGGCATCGGCGGAATACGACTGATGCCCGCCTACGGGACCGCCGAAGCCGTGAAGCAGCTGCTGCGCACCAACGACGCCGCTGAGTTCAGCGCCGACGAAGAGGCGCGCATCACGGCGTTGCTGCCCGTGGTCAGCCTGGCGATCGAGCAGATCACGGGCGCAACGTTCCACGCGACAGCGCCGGCGGCGACGGCCCGCGACCAGGAAGGTGACGGGACATCCCGGCTCTACCTGGACATGGGCCTGCGGAGTGTCACCACGATCAAGGAAGACGTCACGTGGAGCGCGGGCACGTGGTTCGGCGGCACCACGCTGACGACCAGCCAGTACCGGCTATCGGGGCTGCGCAGCACGGGCGGCTACCGGATCCTCGACCGCATGGACGGCGCGTGGAGCGGCCCCGTGGTCATCACCGGTGTGTGGGAGGACACGTACGTGAGCGTGCCCGACGACATCACCTACATTGCCAACTTCGTGGCCGCCGAGATTTTCAAGGGTCAGCAGGCCAGTCCGCACGGCCTCATGGGACCCGAAGGCTCGATGGTGCCGATCCGGAACGCGCTGGCGGCTCCCGAGGTTCGGCTCAAGCTCGACCACTACCGGGTTGGTCCCGGCATTTGGGTTCTCTGATGGACGCGCACTTCTTCATCACGTTCGACGCCCATGAGTTTGTCGCGCTCGGCGACGGCCTCATGGTGTCGGAAAGGATCGTGGCCGAAGAGGCGAAGCGCGCCATGGAGCGATCCGCCGTTACGGTCCAGAACGCCGCGAAGCTCAATCTGCAGCGCCAAGGCGCGATCGACACCGGGCAATTGCTCAACAGCATTGCCCGGGAAGTGCAGCCGTTCGAGGCGCGGATCGGATCCAACAAGCAGTACGCGCGGCCCGTGGAAGAGGGCCGCGCGGCGGGCGCGCCGATGCCGCCCGCTGGCTCGCTGCTCGGCTGGATGGGTCGCCACGACATCCCGCTCGAACATGAGTTCGTGATCCGGCGCGCCATAGCCCGGCGCGGCATCGCGGCGCGGCCCTACCTGATCCCGGCGCTGGAGCAGAACCGCACGCAAATTGACCGCGAGTTCGCGGCCGCGCAGCGGCGCATCGTCCGGCGGGCCACGCAGCCATGACGGCGCGCATCACGGCCATCCGCGAAGCCCTGGCGGGCGTCCTGGCGGCGGACGCAACGCTGAAAGCCGCCGGTCTCATGGGCGTGGACCCGTACCCGCCCGCATCGGCCCGAAGCGGTGGCGCGTGGGTCGGGTTCTTCGATGACGCGGTCGAGTTCGGGCCGCGCGAACTGCACATCTACACGGTGCCGGTGACGTTCGTCGTCAACCTGAACGCCCAGCACCGGCAGGGACTGCAGGCCACGGAGCCGTTGATCGACGCCACGTTGGCGGTGCTGCGGGCCAACCAGGGGTTGGGGATCGCGACCGTGATGCGGACCGAGGTCACACGGGTCCAGCAGGGCGTGTGGGACGTCGGCGCTACGCAGTTCATTGGGTTCCAGGTAACGCTTCAGATCAAGGAGTCGTTCGGCGCAACGCTGGGCGGATAGGAGGGCAGATGGCGCGCGCAAAGACCCTGCGGTTTACCGGCAAGTACGGCGCTGACGGTCAGCCTGACCGCTGGTTCATGGGCGTTCCGGCCCGCGATCTCGATGCCGCGGAGGTCCGGGGGTTGAGCGATGACGACTACCGGAATATCACCGGCGGCGACTCACCGCTCTACGTGGATGCAGCGACGGCAGCGCCGAAAGCGGCTCCGCGCAAGCCTGCGGCAACAGCGAAGAAGGCACCGCAGAAGCCAAAGGCGACGGCTACGAAGCGTGCGGCGAGCGCTCCAGCGGGAGCGGAGGCGACGCCAGGGGGTGATGCGCCGGAAGTCCCGGCGCCGTGATCACGGCGCACGAGGGCCGGGCGTCGCCGAACCGGCGGGTCCGGCCTGACGGGTCAGTGGAGTACCGCTGTCCCAAGTGTGGACGATTACTCGTGGTGGGGCGATTCCCGCTGCGGCAGGCTAACGGCGAATGGGTGCAGTCCTACTGCCGGGGCTGTAAACGCGAACGACGGTTCGACGCAACGGACGACATGTGATGCAAGCAGTGCTCCGGGTGGGCCAAACGCTAGCGAGTGCTCCGGGTGGGCCAGTGCTGATGAGGGCACTGGTCCATGGTTGCCAACGAAGAAATCCTGCGACTTGCGCAGGCGGGACTCGAATCGACACGCGGCACCGGCGTCGCCGCGACTCGCAAGGTCTACGCGCAGATCTCGCCGTCGTACGAGCGGGCAATCCGCGAATTCGCCGACACGTCGGGATCGTTCGCGGCACGCCGCCGTTTGGCCTACCAGCGGCAGCGTGCGACGTTCGCCGTAACGGAACTGCTGACATTCGAAGACTGGGCCTGGTGGCTGCAGCTCGCGGTCAAGGGCGGCGTGACGGGCGTCGCCGACGGCGGGACACCGCCGGGCTACCTGTACACGTTCACGCCGAGTCTAGCGACCGACGACCTGAAGAGCATGACGCTGGAGTGGAACCACGTCGGCAACGCCTACAAGTCCACGCAGGTCATGGTCAACAGCTGGACGGTGCGGATCGACCCCGACAACGAGGGTGGCTGGATGCTGGACGCGGACCTGCTGGCTCGCGACCTGGCGACCGCGTCCTACACCGGCTCGATCACGGACCGCGGCACCGAGGTCGTCAAGGCCCCGACGACCAAGCTGTACATCGACGATGCGACGATTGGCACCACGCAGATCACGGCGAAACTGATCTCGGCCTCGGTCACCGGCAACAACAACATTCACTTCAAGGCGTTTGCGGAGGACGAATCGGCGTTCGCGGCCGACAAGGTGGGCCGTGGCCAGCGCACCTACAACGCGCAGTTGGTGCTGGAGTTCGACGACGATGCGGAATTTGCCAAGTATCGCGCGGCCGCCGGGACGAAGCGCTACGTGCGGCTGAAGTCCGACGGCACGCAAATCCACGGGTCGCCCGCGACGCCCAAGTACGCGCAGATCGACATGAACGGCTACTGGGAGTCGATCAGCTGGGGCAACCGCGAGGGCAACATCATCGCGACGTTCGGCCTGAGCTGCTTCTACGACGCGACCAGCGGCTACGACGCCAAGTTCACGGTTCTGAACGACCTGGCAACACTGCCGTAATGATGCCGTTCCCTCCGGTGGGAATGGCTCACCGGAGGGGATGACGATGGACACGATTCGCCCGGAATCCGCGCGGCCGGCGCCGTATGTGCCGGCGCAGCGCCGCGAATGGATCGTCTGCGATGAGCCGGGTATCGAGGGGTTCGCGATTCTGGTGCGAACCAGCATCACGAACGCGGAAAAGCGCCAACTCGAGGCCGAGTTCGACGACATCACGGGACCGTACACGGAGCAGTGGAATGCCAGGCCACCAGAAGAGCGTGACGTAGAAGCGTCGCCGAGGGCCCGGGAGCGCATGCTGCTGGCCCGCCAGATCCTCGATTGGAACGCCTCGGGGCTGACCGAGGACGGTGAGATTCGGGATATCGCGCCGCCGGTGGTCAATGGGGCGGCTGCGTTCGATCTCGTGGAAGAAGAGGCGATCCACTGGATGTTGCGTGTCGTGCTGGTCGGCTACCTGGCAACGGGAAAAGCCGGGCCGTCACCCAGCAGATCGACCGATTCTGGCGGTCCATCCGAGCAGGGGCCGGACCCCGAGACCCCGGAGCCGAACGGGTCGCGCCGCCGGAAGAGCTGATCTATGGGTTGCGGGTCAGCATCGAGGGTTTGCGGCCCTGGGAGTACGACGGCATGGGCGCCTGGGATTACGACCGCATCGTCCACGCGCAGAACGCCTGGCACGAGTCGCGCCGCCTGTTGCCGCCGCCGAAGCCGGGCGAGCAGAAGCAAGAGCCGTTGCCGATCCTGCCAAACGGTGTCGGTCCGCAGTTCGCGTGAGTAAGCCATGAGCAGCACGTCCGAACATCGCGTAACCCTGGTGGCCAAGGACGGCGTCAGCGTCGTCTTCACCAAGGTTGGGCAATCGGCCAAGACCGCCGCCGCTTCCATCGACCAGGCCGGGAAGTCGGCCAACACCAGCGCGGACTCGTTCAGGCGGCTGGGGACCAGCGCGACCGAAACTGGCGCGGCGCTGGGGACCGTCATCGGCATCGTGGCCAAGCTGGGTGGCCAGGCGGAAACGCAGCGCCGCCAGGTCAATGCGCTTGACGCCGCGTACGGCTCAGCGGCCTCTCAAGTCCTGAAATACACGGACGCAATACAGCGATCAACAACATTCAGTAACGAGGATGCGCGGCAAGCGGCGTTGATTGCCGCAACGCTGGCACAGAACTACGGATTCACGGCTGATGAGGTCGAGACGCTTATCAGCGTGAGCGCGGATCTGGCGGCGATCCACGGAACGACGCTCACCGATGCGGTGCAGCGCACCAGTTCGGCGATGCGCGGCGAGACAGAATCGGCCGAGTCGCTGGGCCTGACGCTCAACCAGCAGGCGATCGATCACGATAACCTGACGGCCTCGATGAGCAACGAAGAGGCCGCGCATTTTCGGTTGAATGCCCTGGTGGATCAATCAGCCTACGCGCACGGCGAGGCTGCCAAGGCGACCCAGACGTCAGCCGGACAAGCCGCCCAGATGGCCAACGCGGTGCAGGACATCACGACCAACGTCGGTCAGGCGCTGGGTCCTATCGGCGGGCTGACGTCTGGCCTCTCCGATATGGCGTTGATTCTGCCGGCCGCCGGCGCTGGTCTCGGCAAGGCGTCCGAGATCTTGCCAAAGCTCTCATCCGGCGCAAAGACCGCCGGGGCGAACATCAACGGCCTCGTGAACAACATCACGCCCGTCGGGGCGGCGATGGGTGGGCTCACGATCGCGGCAGGCCTGTTGATCGCCGCCTGGTCGGAGGTGCAGCGCCAGAATGGCGAGCTGGCCGGATCGTTCGATGATCTCTCGCAAAGCGTGGAGTCGAACCTGTCGGGCGTGTTGCAACTGGCCGCGCAGGACATCCGGTTCGACTGGCCGATCGACGAGCAAAACGCCGAAATCATCAAGCAGCGCGGCGCGATCTCACAGCTGAACGGCGAGATGGCGGAATGGAACCTCTCGACCGACGAGCAGGCCAACGCGAACCGCCTGATGGCCGAGTCGATCGATCTCGTGTCCAGCCAGGCGGCACCGTCGCTGATCGCCGTGTTGGGCAAGCTCGAAACCGGGCAGGAGCACGTCACGATCTCCGGCAAGGACGTGCTGAACGTCCTGGGGCTCATCAACGACGCGCTCGATACGCAGGGTCCGGCCGCCGAGAAGGTGGCGGAGAAGGTTGATCTGGCGAACCAGAAGTTCGCTGCCGGCATCATCACGCTGCCCGAGTACCGCTCAGAGCTGAATGCGATCGTGGACTCGATACCGGAACTGGCCGCGCAGGCCGACGCTGCAACCGGCAGTGTGGTTGCGCTCAATAGCGCGTTGGCCAAGACCGCACTTGACCGGGCCGCTCTAGGCCAAAGCGCGCCCGTCATGGGTTTTGGCTCAACCACCCACACGCTTGGCACAAGAGAAGACGCAGCTGCAGAACAGGCTCGCAATCGCAAGGAGCGCGAGGCCGAGGCGGTGCAGGCGGCACAGGATGCCGTCGAAGAGCGAAGCAAGATCCTCCAAAAGGAAGCCGACGACGCGGCGCAGGCCTATCAGGAGATGGTCGATGAGGCCCAGCGCGCCGCCGAACAGCGCGCCGACGCGGAAGATCGGCTCAACGAGCAGCTGGCGGATTCCACGCGCCAGCGGGTCGCGGCGCAGAAGGCCGCGGAACGCGACTACGCCAAGGAAGTTCGTTCGATCCAGGGTGAGCGGGTCGATCAGGAGCGGGCGCTGGCGCAGGAGCTGCGCGGAATCGAGCAGCAGCGCCAGCAGATCGCCGAGGACACGGAAAGCAAGCTCAAGGACCTGGCGGAACAGCGGTCCGACGTGCAGCGCGAAGCCGCCGAGAAGGCCGCGGACGCTGAGTCGGAATGGATGCAGGCGCAGCGTGATTCCGTACGCGCGCAGGCGCAGGTGCGATCGGAGCTGCAGCGCACGACCGCCGAGGCGGCGCGCGAGTGGCACCAGCTGCAGGCCGAGAACGCGGCGCAGTTGCGGGACCTGAAGGCGGACCTGCGGGACAGCCAGCAGGATCGCAACATCGACTTCAACCGGTCCATCGAAGACAACCAGATCGCACAACAGCGGATCAAGGAAGACCTGGCCTACAACCTGGCGGACCCCAACCTGTCGGAGACCGACCGTGCGGAGCTGCAGCTGCGGGCTGAGCGCGAACTGGCGGACCTCGAGCGCGAGCGGCAGCGGCTGGAGCAGGATCACCGCCGCGACGAAAAAGCCGCCCAGGACGAGCTACGCAAGGCGAAGAAAGAGGCGGCGGCGGAAGAGAAGGCCGCCCAGAAGGACTACCAGGCGCAGGTTGAGGACGCCCGCAAGGCCGCAAATCAACAGCTCTCCGAAAGCCGCGCCGCGCAGGCGCAGGCCCACAAGGAGTACATGGCCGCCCAGGCCGAGGCCGCACGTGGCACCGCGGACGCGCTGGCCGAGATTGACGAGCAGCAGCGGCAGGTCATGGCCGATCAGGCCGATGAGTTCGCGGCGCTGGAGCAGAAGAAGCGGATCGCGATGCGGGATTCGGCGCGTGAGCAGCAGACGCTGGCTCGCGAAGCCGCGCAGGCCGAGCGCAAGTATCAGCACGACAACGCGATCGCGCAGCGGGAAGATGCCCAGGCGGCGCGCGATGCCCAGAAGCAATACGCGGAAGCCATCAAGGACCTGCCGGACAAGGCGACGACCAACCTACTGGTGGACGACAAGGAAGCGCGGCCCAAGCTGCGGGACGTGCAGGGTCAACTGAAGGACATCCGGTCCGGCGCCGAGGCCGAGGTGACCGTGGTGGTCAAGCAGGCGGACCGCGCACAGTCGAGCATCGACAAAGCCGCGAAGCCGCGCAACACCGAAAAGGTCGAGACCACGACGACGGTCAGCAATCAGATTGTCAACATCTCGGCCAACACCAAGGATTTCGAGGCCGGGATCGCGCGGGCAAACCAGATGGGTTCCAACTGGGCCAACAATGCGCACTTCGTCGGCAACCTGTTGCTGCAAAAGGAAACGTTCGATCGCATCCTGCAGGACGCCCAGGCCGACGGCGAGGCGTTCACCGGCACGGCCTACACCGCGTACCTGAAGGCCTCGGGAACCGCTGGTCTCGCGCAGGGCAAGGGCGACGGTGACCAGGGAAACTTCTTTACGAACCTCGCAGGCGCCAAGAAGGCAGGCGAAGCGTTCGAGGGCACCGCCTATACGGCATTTCTCAAGCTAGACGCCTCGGACGTCTACACACAGATCGATGAAGTAGAAAAGCGGCTCGATGGCCTGGCGGGAGAGAAGAGCACGCAGGCAAAAATCTCCGTCGCGGCATCGCTGACCAAGTTCTGGACAACCATCAATGAACTGAACGGGGACACCGTGGCGACCGTGTGGGTCAACGTGAAGGGGAGGCCCGACACCTCGGCCGCCGCGGCGGGCTTCGCGCTCGGCGGCGTTATCGGTCACCGCCCGATCCCGGCGGCCGCGATGGGTCGCGTCGTCCAGGTCGGCGAGGACGGGCCCGAACTCGCGCTGCTGCCCTATGGGTCACAAATTATCCCGCACGGAGCCGCGCAGGCGCGGATGCGTGAGGACGCCAAATCCGCACCGGTCAGCGGTCTTGTGTTCAACGCGCCGGTGACGTTCCAGATGTCGAACGCTGATGTTGCCCGGGAAGTGGCGCGTCAGTTGCGGCAGCGGGGGATCAACTGATGCGGCTCACTGGCTTTCGTACGTTCAACTGGGAGGCTGACGGCTACTCGGTCAGCGTGCCCGACACGGCCATGTGGGTCAACAACATCGAAGCGCAGGTTCTCAATCGTCCCGGCGTGTATCCGACGTTCGGCGTCGGCGTCATCAACGCCATGTACCTGAATTGCCAGGTCATCTACCGGGGCGCGCTGACCTATGAGGCGGCCTTCATGAACTTCTTCAAGCGCATCAATCCGGTGGACATCACGCCCGGGGAATTGCGGGCGTTGCGTAACGACGGCGTGGCGATCAGCATCCCGGCTGTGCTGACTATTCCGGCGTTCAGCACGTCCGGCGAAGTCAGCTCCAAGGACATCACGTTCGTGTGCTGCCAGCCATTCTGGCTCGCGACCGGCTACACGACCGGCACCGGAGGGTTCAGCTGATGGCCGGCACGCAGTCGATCCTGTTCAACGTGCTGGGCGAGCATCCCACGTACCCGGAACTGCGGGTGCAGCCGACGAGTCAGCGTAGCGCTCCAACCGCCGCCGTGGGCTGGAAGTACCGGCGGCGGTACACGATCGTCAACACGGCCAGCAAGCCGCTGGTCAATTACCCGTTTGCGCTCAACTTCGGCCCGACCAACACGCTGGTCAGCGGCTCCAAGTTGCTGAGCACGGGCAATGATCTGCGGGTCTGGATCAACGGCCTCGAGGTCGCGCGCTCGCTCAACACGATCAACAGCGCAACCGATTGCTACGTCTGGATCGTGATCCCGTACCTGGCGGCCGGCGGCTCCATGCTGGTCGAGACCGTGTACGGCAACGCGTCGGCGGGCGCACCACCGACGTTGACAGCAGGCGTTGATCTGCCGGCGTTCGACATCCTGGCCACGAGCGGGCGTTCCACGAACAGCAATTGGGCCTACCTGGTGGACCGCACGGCAGGTAACGCCGGCAAGGGTGGTTGGTACCTGAGCGCCGGCGCCGCGCAGCCGACAATCAGCCAGGCCGTGCCGGGCGCGTGGGAGAGCGTCAACACCGGGCCGCTGGCCGACGACTCGTGGCAGCTACCGTGGGCCACCTACACGGCCAGCGGCACCAAGTACCAGGGTCGTTTCGAGGCGCGGCGTGCCCGCACGGGGTCACTGCTGCCCGTGGAGGGATTCGGCGCCGACGGCGTCTCGCTGTCCAACCCCGTCGGCATCACGTCAGTGACGTGCGACCTGCGCTGGACCAACATGGCGATGGGCGACACCAACATGACGCCGGTCGGCTCACTCGTCATCCTGACGCGCGCCAACGAAGCCGAGCAATGGGTCAAGCTCTACGAGAACACCGCGCTGCAGAGCACGGAAGATACGATCTCGAGCGCGACCTATACGCCCGCCGCCGCCGTGGGTGAACTCGCGTTCGCGGTCTGGCCAAACAACGGCAGCCTGATCGAGCGCACGGCACGCGTCGACCGCTACATCAACGCCGCCTGGTACACGGCGCTATCGGTGGCGATCAACGGGGCCGCGATCACGCAGACCACCACGGAAGCCGAGGTGGAGATTTACGAGCTGGCGACCGAACTCCGGTACAGCGGCGGTGGGGATGCCGTGACCGTCGCGCCATCACGGTCGATCCTGCTCGGTAACGCCCGCAGCGCGACCGGCGTCGGCTCGCCGCACCTGGCGTGCAAGATCAACGAGCAGATCGTCGTCTTCACCGAAACGCGCAAGACCGAGGTCTGGAACAGTGGCCTGACGGCCAAGGTCGAGGATGCGCCGATCCCGGCGGTCACCGCCATGGAATCTGTCGTGCGGGATTCTGGCGCGTCAGCCGAACAACCATCAACCGACTGGATGCCGTGGGTACCGATCGTGGATCCGCTGACCAATCCGAGCGCCGACACGAACGCCAACAACTGGACCAAGGGCGCGACGACGACCAATCTGACGGCCAGTGCCACGCCGACGCAGGACGCGTCGAACTACGACACGTCGCCCGGCAGCTTCACCGCGACCGTGACGGCCAACACGTCGGGCGTCGGCGGCACCGTCGAGTACATCGCGGACGACTACCTGCCGGTCGGTAGCCGCAAGAACGTGCAGTTCGGCGTCGCGATCCGCACCGCCAACGTGAACCTGCAGCCGACGCCCACCATTTGGTTCTACGACAGCGCCAACGTGCTGATTGGCTCGCGCTCCATGCAGGCCGATTGGACCATCGGGGCCATCAATACCTGGTACCGGCGGCTCTTCGCGGCGTCGGTGCCGAGCGGCGCGGTCTCGTACCGTGTCGGCATCGTGGGCAAGAGCAAGACCAGCAACCAGACCGGCCAGTTCTGGTGGGACACGACGGCCGAGAACGACACCGAGATCGCGCTGCTGGATGTTGCGATCGGGGCCATCACGCTGTCGGCGCGATGGCAGGACCGGTACGCGTATGCCTGACGGAATCAGTGACATCATCGTCGCGGACCGGCTCAGCGACGCCAATCAGGTGCGGATTCCCTCGACCAGCAACCTCCAGGTCAGTTGGGAGATTAGCCGGGCCGGTCAGCTGAGTTGCGAGGTGCCGTACACGGACCTGGCGGCCGTGGGTATCGTGGTCGGAGACCTACTGGGCCGATGGGTCCACTACACGCACCCCACGGCCGGGCCGTGGGGCGGGCAGATCGTCGGCACCGCTGGCGGCGATACGCCGGGCATCATCACCATTAACGCGGAATCGTGGGCCAGTTGCCTGCGCGGCGTGTTCGGGGACGGCAACATGACCGGCGGCGGAAACATGGTCGTCACCCATGTGCGCAACATCGTGAACAACAGCAAGGCGCAAACCGGCATATCTATGGGCGATATTGCTGGAGCGCCGTCCGGAGCGAATCTTTTTGAGGACACCTGGGATCTCTACGAATCGATCCTGCCTGGAGTTCTCGAGTACATCGACAACCACACGGCGCCGTCGCTGCTGCCGGTCGGCTACATCATTGACGCCGCCACGCGCGCACTGAGCATCAAGGCCGCGATTGGAACCGACAAGAGCGCGACCGTCAAGCTTGCAGATCGGGTCCACAACATCGAAAGCCAGTGGTCCGACGATGCCAGCGATTTCACCAACTACCTAGTGCTCTCGGGCAAATACGACGTTACGACGGCCTACCAGGCCGTGACCGGCACAAAAGATGTTTGCGACAAGTACAAGGGCAAGGGCAAGAAGAAAGTCTGTGTGAAATCACACAAAGAGGATGTTTATGGGACCAAATACCGGACCGACGAAAAGGCGGGAACTGTCACGGCGCTCAATCAGGCGTCGATCAACAAGTACGGGCGCAAGGTGGAGTCAATCTCGACCGAGGACTGGATTTCGTACAACAGCCTCACGCAGATGCAGACGAAAGCAAACAACCTGCTTGCAAGCCGTGTGGCGAACCAACAACTCGTTTCCATTACCTGCACCGACCAAGACGGCATCTGGTCGCAGTTCCGCGAGGGCGACGTCATCGCGGTCGATCTCTCGTTGAGCGGTCGTGTCGGCAAGATGGCGGTACGGAGTCGAGCCATTGACGTGTCGCGCGGCACCATGATCGTGTCGGGAGAAGCGGAACTGACATGAAACTCGATCCGCTGCAGCGGTCGCGCGACTTTACGACTGGCCAGCATCCACGCCGGAGCAAGAAGTCCACGCAGCGCCAACTTGTGGAACTTGATAGCCGCATCACCGCGGCGTTCGACACGCTTGGCGGCGGAGGAACCGGCAATCTGGTGCTCGATGATCTGCCCGAAGCCGATGCCAGCTACATAGGACAACCTGTCCTCGTGCGCGGTGAAGCGGGCCAGCCCACGGCGGTCTACGTGGGCAGCCAGGACGCGTTCGATAACCCCGTGTGGGTGCCGCAGACAGCAGGCGATCCATATTCGCTGACGCACAAGCGGGCCATCGTGGCCGCGGGCAGCCCGCTGGGCGTACCAAAGGGCGTGGCCGCATCGCCGACATCGCTTTACGTGGGCAGCAACAACAACGGCAAGGTGATCCGGTACACGCACGAGGGGGCGCTTGTCGCGACCTACGGGCCAAGCGCCACGCTGGCCGACTTTCCGCAGGGCATCGCGTACGACCCCGTCAATGATCGCGTGGCGGTGTGCGGCAACGATGCCACGACGGCGTATGGGTTTCAGGTCTGGACCAGCGATTTCTCATCGCGCATCTTCCAGGCAGCGACCAGCGGCACCGGTAATGGGCAGTTCCAGGGAACCACGCAGGGCGTGGTCGCGGACGCGTCGGGCGACTGGTACGTCATTGATGCCGGCAACCTGCGCATCCAGAAGTTCAGCGCCGCCGGCAGCTACCTCTTGAAGTTCAGTGGACCCGGCTTCGGTGGCGGCCTCTTGCAGGCTCCGATGGGGATCGCGATCGACAACGACGGCAACATTCACGTCGTCGACGCTGACCTGGGTAGCGCCATTACCTGGCCGCGCGTCCAGAAGTTCGACGCGTCCGGCACGTTCCTGATGGAGTATGGGAATCCCGGTCCCGGTCCGGGCCAAATCGGCTACCCGCGCGGCATCACCTGCACGGATGACAACCTGTTGCTGGTGACCGATCAGCTCAACCGCAAAATCATCACCTTCAAGGCCGACGGCACCTACGTGACGGAAACGCCGCTCGACAAGGTGCTGCCCAACGGGAACAGCCCGTCCGATATTGCCGATTATCGCGGATCGATTTTTGTCATCGACCGTGACTTCAGTCTCACGACTGGCATTGAGCAGGTCCATCTCTTCCGCGCCGGGAGCGCGACCACCAGTTCCATCGTGGTAGCAAAAAGCGCTGCCGTGGTCTCTCAGGCGGCGCGCATTCTTGATTTCTCGAGCAAGTTCCTGGTGACCGAAAGCCCCGAGGGCGAAGCCAACATCGACATCGACTACGCGACCGTCGCGGTCGGGCTCAACGGCTCGCTGGTGTCCGCCGACATCAGCACGTTCGATTTCAGCAGCGACTTTACGGCCGTGGAGTCGCCGAGCGGGGAAGTCAACGTTGGGCTCGCGAACGTCATGGGCTTGATCCGGCTCGATGGCAACAGCTTCGCCGCATCGACCGGCTTCAACGTCGATAGTAAGTTCAGCAACACGTACCGCAAGTACCTGCTGGTCATCACGGTCGATGACGCCACGTCGGCCGGCGGCCTCGGCCTCCTGATGCGCGACACCAGTCCGGCCAACATCACGGCCGGCTATGAGCGCGCCATGAAATCGATGGTGTCGAGCGGCAATACGCTGACCGGCAACAGCGCGACCAACGCGGCTGAGTGGTCGGTCATGAGCCTGCTCAACGGGGCCGTCGATGGCACCGTGTGGGTCGATCTCGTGAGCCCGTTCCAGTCCGACAAGGTGCATGGCAAGTTCTACAGCTCCCAGATGTCGGTCGCGACGACGACGTACCAATCCCTGGAAGCCGCGATTGGTCTTCGGGCCACAACACCGTGTGGGGGCTTCCGAGTTGTACCCTCGGCAGGCAACGTCAGCGGGAGGTGGGCGCTCTATGCCTATCCAGACTAAGGCCGACGAACGGCGCGAAATCACACGAGAGTCCGTCGAGATTCGCGAGGATCCGCTGCAGGTCGAGGTGCCCAACACGCCCGAAGAAGAGGCCCAACGGGCAGCGTTTCATCAGCGATGGCTTGCAGAACAGACCGCCGAGGTCACGCGCAAGAACCGCCGCGACCAGGCGCTGACGCTCTTGGACGCGTTGGACAAGGGCACGGCGACCAACCGGCAGCAGCAGACCGCGCTGGCCGCGATCGTGCGCGCCCTGTGGGCAACCGACGCATGAGCGAAAGGCCGTTGCCATGTGGCACATTGAGGCCAGACGACCCGCGGGGGAATGACACGATGATCGATTCGCTGGCCGTCAAGAGCGCCGTGTCGCACGCAGCTCCGCAGGCAATCCCGTCGCTGCTGGCCGCGTTCAGCAGCGGGCTGTTGTTCGCGGCCCAGGCGGTCGAGCCGGTGGCGTCAACCACCACGGAGAGCAACTTCCTGGTCATGCTGGCCAGCATCCTGGCCAGTACGGGCGTCGTTGGCTACGCGGTGCGGCGCTTCGTGGATGCCCAGATCAAGCGCGGCGAGGATCAGCGAAAAGCCGAACAAGAAGAACGCGCCGCTGAGCGCGCCGAGCAGCGCGAAGAACACATCCGGCTTTCTACACACTACGAGTCGCAAATCAAGCACTGGCAGGAGCGGTACGCGGCACTGGAAGATCGGCACGACCGCACCTACGCGCTGTTGGTCGAGATGGTGGGGCGAAAAGACGCCGCGTAGCTATACTGATCGACACAACTGATTGCGCTGAATGGAGCGCCGGAACCAACGAGTGATCGTTGGCCCGGCGCTCTTTTGTTTTGGGGCAGTGATGGTCTCGGTTACACCAAATACGCCATTCCGCGAGACCGGCAACACCGACCGCGCCTCGTTCTGCGCCCACCTGTCCCGCACACAGTCCGGCACACCGAGCCCGGTTGCTCCTGAAGCGGACGCGATCTATGACGTCCTGGCCCCGCTGGGGTTGACGCGCCTAGGGGCCGCGATCGGCTGGATCGAGCGATCCAACGAAACCAACCCCGCTGATCTTCAGTATTACGGCCGCGAGTTGCACAATTTGTTCGCGGTGAAGAATCCGCCGGCCGAACAGGCCGCTAAAGGCGTTTGGCGCCGCTACCCCAGCTACGCGGCCGCCGCGGCTGACTGGGGGTCGTACATCCTCGGGCCGGTCTACCAGGACCTCAAGACCATCGCGGAGCTGATCGGCCGCTATGCGCCGTGGAGCGATGGCAACAACCCTGACAACTACGGCCGCCGGGCCGCCGAACTGATCCAAGCGTTGCCCCTGCTCGAAGAGGAGTCTTCTGTGTCTGACCTGGATCCATGGCGTCCGTATCCCTATCCCAAGATGGTCGACCTGCTCGTCACCAAGCCTGGTGAGGGCGCTGGGTTTGATCGAGTGGCTCCACGAAGGGACAAAATCCGTGGATTCTGTACCCACATCACCGATGGCGTCGGAAGCATCGAAGGCATCCAGAACCTATTTAGCGTGGGAGGGGAAAGGGCGTGGGACGCTCTTACCGACCTCACCATCGGGCGAGACGGTCGCATTGGCTTGCTCAACGACTGGCGGAATCCCGACCGTGGTGGACGGCGCGCTGGATGGGCGAACGGTGGAGTCGATGGGCTGGAAGGTGACGGCGTTGCGTTCTACCGGGCCTATCCAGACATCAACGTCCGACTTGTCTCTTGCGAGCACATCGCCCGCGCAGGAGAGGCCTGGACCGACGCCGAGATAGCGGCCAGCATCGAGATCCGCACGGCTGTTGCCCAGGAGTTGAAATGCCCCTGGGACACCTATCCGATTCATCCGGGGTTCGGCGGCATCTCGATCGAGCAGCAACACCGCAACTTCGCGACCAAGAGTTGCCCCGCCAATCCGTACATCAATACGTATGACGCGGCGATCAAGCGCGAGGTCAAAGCGAAGCTCAAGGCGTGGCAGGGCGGCGTCGAAACGCCAACGCCGGTGCCCGCAGAGCCGCCGACGTTCACCGTCTACGGCATGCGCGAAGATCAACTGAGTTATCTGTTTGGCTCCATGACGCGGGTCAACGATGACGGCAGCACGGATGAACTTCCGTTCTCGCCCACGGGACCGCTGTCCTTGCTCTGGATGCAGCGTTGTGAGCGGGAAGGCATCTTCCCGGAAGCCGAAGAGCTGCGGCCCTGGGATTCCAAGCTGGCGAACGGTCGCGAATGGTTCGCAACCTGGGAAGGTGGCTGGACCGCCTGGCTGCCAATCGACAACCAACGAGCTGGCTGGCAGTGGTTGTCTCCAACCCCGGCGGTCGCTAAGGCAGCGTAAGGAGAGTGCGTCGATGAATCCGATCAACTGGGGCAATTCTCCGATCGCGGTAGGACTGGCGCGCGGCATCATCTCAGCCTTCATCGCCGGCGCAATCTCGTACTTTGGCGCGCAGCTCGCCGGGACGCCCGAAGAGACCGCGCGACTCATGGGCTACGTCGCCGGGTTGACGCCACTGGGAGCGCTGTTTGCGCTGGGCGCCTATGACCAGCAGCGCGCCAACAACGGCGTGGTGATTCCGGGAGACGTTCCCGAGGCGTCAGCAGAATTGAGGGTGACGAAGGTCAAGAGCAATCCATAGCTCGGCAGCTACGCCCGCTCCAAATTCCCCTAATCCTTCCCCAACACCACTGGCCCGGCATTCCTTCCCACCGGGCCAGTGGTGCGTTCAGGGCACAGAAAGCCCGTCACCAGTTTTTTGGTGACGGGCGAACAGTGGATCGGCTAACCGTTTGCGATCAAACCCTCAGTCGTTGCATCCGACGTTGTCTTTGGGGGACACACTACGCCATCCTTGTCGGCGTTGAGGCCGAGTGCGTTGTTGGATCCCGAGAAACCAGAGCGTTTGAGCCAGGACTGCACCGCATTCTCGATGTCATCCGGGTCTGCCAGTCCGGCTCCCTCTTCAAGCCGCAACTGGTTGCATGTCACGGCCTTGAGGTCCTCACACGGAACTTTGTCGCGATCGGGATCAAGCGTTTCCCACTCGTCAGTGAACTGAGCGAGATACTCGATCGCCTCTTTCTGATCTTTGAAGTCTGAACAGTGGGCCATGCTTGCTAGCCGGTCCTGCTCTTCTTGAGCATCCAGCCTGGTCTTCTTGCGGGTCTGCTGGCGGCCCTTCTGCGTCTGCTTCTGATCGGTCTTGCGGCCGCGCTTACGGCGCTTCTTGTCTCGGTGCTCCTGCAGTCGCGCCTGGCGCTCGGCCTGCGGGCTCGTGGTACTGGTCGTGGTTGAGGGCGAGGACGTCGTGGTCGTGCCGGTTGTGGACGTTCCCTGTGACGTGGTCGACGAGCTGGTACCACCCGAGCTGGAGACCGGGGCGCTGGTCGTCCGGGCGTCGACCATTTGGGGCGGCAGGCCGATGCTCGCGCCATCCATGCCGGCAGGACTCAGGAGTTTGCAGTCAGCGCCGCCGATAGTCAGCAGCCCGTTGGTAAAGCCAATGTCACAGCCGGCCGTTGATTGCAGCGCCCGAGCCGAGGCAACGCGAGTCGCCGCGCCGGCCAACGCCAGCGCCAGGATGTTTCGTCGTGTGCGCAATCGAGAGAGATCCATCGTTGCACCTCTAGCGGCAACTTTAAGTCAAGTCGGTGAGTGAACGTCGTTGCCGATTCGCGGGTTCCGCGCAGCGTAGCACCGTTGACACATTTTCGACACAGACACCACGTTACGGCAGCCAACAGAGCGGACATTGGCGGACAAATCGAGAACACCGGCCATCGGAATTCCTGATGCTCCCGGGTTGTCTGGGCCGGGCGGACGTTCACTCAGAAATGGACCATTTCTTTTTGATGGCGCGTTCTTGGTGTTGTCAATGGGTTTTCGGAGCGCCCAGGGGAGTTTTCGGCACGCCGTGGGCACAAAGCCCGGAACCTACGGACGAAACACGTCCTTCAGCGCGTCCGAGACCACCATGTCACCCTCGAGGGTCGGGTGCGCGTAGAGGTTCGCAACGAGGCGAATTCCGGAATGCCCTAGCCGGTCGGCCAGCAATTTCAGGGGAACGCCCCGCTGGGCCGCAATCGTGGTCATCGTGTGACGCATTGAATGCGGCGTGATGGCCGGGACGCCGGCTTTCTCGCACGCCCGTTTCAGGTGGCGGCCAACGGCAGTCGGGGTCAGGATGCCGCCGTCGCCTCGATCAAACACGAGGCCGTGATCCTGCCAATGCTCCCCGTAGGCGTTGCGACGGCCTTGCTGTTGTAGCTGGTGCGCCTGCAGTGCAGCGACGGTCGATGGCTGTAGATAGATGAAGCGGCGGCCGCTCTCCGTTTTCGTTGATGCGCCGAATGCCCAACCATGCGGCACGCGCGTCAGCGTGCGTTCGATCCGAATGACTGGGGGCGATGTGCCGAGAGAGACGTGGTCCCACGTGAGCGCCAGTGCTTCACCGATCCGCGCGCCCGTATCCAGTAGTGTCCACCAGAGAGCACCATCAGGGTCGGTTTCAATGGCGGCAAGAAACGTCTGGGTTTCCGCAGTCGTCCACACGGCGCGCGGTGCCCTCGGCCTGGCCGATGGGAGTGACACGCTGGACGCAGGGTTTCGCGGCAGAATCTCCCACTTGACAGCTTGCTCGAGCGCCTGGTGAAGCACGCTGTGGGTGAGATGGAGCGTGTTGGGCGCCAGGCGCTTGCGCAGTTCGTCGAACGCGGACTGGACCGCTAACGCCTGCAACGACTGCAACTTGATCGAACCAAGCCGCGGCCGTAGCCGATTCCACGCTCTGCGGTATTGCATGAGCGTGCTGGGCGTGACCCGCCCTTCCATTTGACTGAGCCACTGCTCGAGGTGCTCGTCAACGGTTCGCGTCGTGACATCGACCGGGATGCCGGTCCGCAGCTCCACCTCGTGCGCCTGCATGGCCGTGCGGCACGTCTTCTTGGATGTCCAGCGTGCGCCGGTCTTGCGATCACGCGCGATCTTCTTCTGACGCCTGCGCCCGGTCTCGGGATCTGGCGGAAGATCGATCCGGTAAATCCAGTAGGACTCGCGCTTGCCCTCGTAGAACTCCAGGGCGCCCATCAAGCCCTACCTGCCATTGCCGTGGAAATCCGGCGGGTCCGTGTCGGCGGTGTCATCCGGCATAAAGTCCGCGGGGTCTCCATCGTTTGGGACGTTCGGATTAATCTCCCAGCGCTTGGTTGCGCCAGAGAAATACCAGCGCGAGGGCTTGGGTGGCTCTCGCTGGATCGCCTCATAGCGTGGCCGGGTGCGCAGCATCGACGCACCCGGCACCGTGATGATCGAATACTCGTTACATTCGCGATCCGTGGTGTCCACCAACACACCCACGATCCACCAACCGATGCCCCACGGCTCGGGCTTCGTGGCGTATCCGGACACGCGCTCCTGCAGGGCGGACTCGGAAAGCAGGAGCCCCTCTGGCTTTTGCCGAACCAGCGCCTGGCGTTCGCTGATGGCCCAAGCGACGGCCGCATCAATCTCCTCTGGCGTCGGATACAGGAACGACATGGTCGACACCTCATCGTGCTTCGCCATCCCCTACCGGTCGTCGCTTCTGCGCTCCAGGGAATAAATAGATCATATGTTCTATTTGTGGGAGTGGTCAAGGCTACCATTGATGTGGCACTCCGCTGGGTTGGTGATTAGGACTGTGGGGTGTCTTCGCCAGCCATCATGCGCAGGAAGTCGATTGCGTACTGCTTGCGGCCAACCGGGATGCGCCGAACCAGCGCCACGATTTCGCCGTCAGGCCCCGGCGGCAGCATCTCGATGTTGCTCATGAGCCTTTCGGCGTTGGACGCATAGGCCGCGATCACGAAGTCAGCGTCAGACTCCAGCCCGAGGGCCTTGCCGAGTGACTCGAGGCGCGCGGGATCGTTGATCCGCTGCGTCTTGCCGGACTCCAGACGAGAAATGTTGTTCTGCGTGACTTCAACCCCGTGCTTGGCTGTGAGCGTTGCCAGGTCCTGCTGGGTCAACCCCAGTTCCAGGCGGCGGCGCGCAACCAGCCGACCGAGCGGTCCAGGCGTGGGCATTAGCGGCGCCCATCCTGGCGGTCGTGTCCATGCGGGTAGGACGTGTTGCACGAGAGCATCTCCCGGTCCATGCAGATACAGTACCGTGAGTATATGTGAGTAGCGATTGACAATCCACCATATAGCGCGTAATATCCGGGATATGGATATTCTCACCAGACCAAAGCGCACCCGGAAGCAGCGAGCGGTTTCTGAACCGCACGACAGCTATACGTTCTATCTACCGGTTGCCACCATGGAGCGCATCCGGCGGGTCGCGGAGCGCGACCGGCGTTCGTACTCGGACACCGTGCTGGAAGCGCTGCGTATTTTTTTGGCGTCACGTATGCATATCCCGGATATGGATACCGACCGGCAAGGAGATGCAGATGGAGCCTAAGCCCCGCGTGGCCACGAAGACGTGGCCCGACCACAAGCCCGGCACCTACCGCGTCGAGGAGGCCGCACAAAAGCTGGGCATTGCCCGCAGCACCGTTTATCAGCAGATCAACGAAGGAAAGATCCATTCCCTGAAGTTCGGTCGGGCGCGCCGCATTCCGTGCGCGGTTATCGACCAGATGCTGGCCGCGAAGCCCGCCAGCTCGTGAATCAGCCTCACAAGAGGGACGCCGGTGGAAAGCACTCCACCGGCGCCAGCACAACAACCCTATCAGGAGGGTGACGTTATGCAGGTTGGAATGGTAGTCGCCGAACGGACATCCGTTCGGCCACCACAAGCACCGACGCCGTCGACGCTGAGCTCGGTCCTCAAGGAGCTGGACGCGGCCAGGCGCTTCCTGGCCAGCGTCGTCGCGATTGAAGGCAAACGGTTGAGCGAAGACGGCCGGTACGAGCTGACCGCCGCCGAAGGCCTAATCGCCGGGGCGATCGCGAAGATCGAGGCGGTGTGATGTCGCACTTCACCTGCTTGGTTTTGATTCCCGGCACCACGCCGTTACGTGCTGTTCAAGACGTAGTTGCTGAGCGCCTCGCAAGATTCGATGAGAACACGCGGGTTGAGCCTTACCGGTGCTACATGGATGCCGACGAGGTTGAGCGCATGGCGACGCTCTGCGAGGTTGAGCCCACCGATACGCCAGCACTCATCGGGCATATGCAGGACTGGTGTGGATGCGAGGGAGGGTCGGATGACACCGGCCTCTTCTACTTGTCCAGCTACAACCCAGATTCTCATTGGGATTGGTGGAGGATCGGCGGCCGCTGGAACTGCGAGATGCAGGGCGACAACGTCCTGCCGGTCGCACGTTGGGATGGGTCGTTCCAGCCTTTCGCGCTTGTCACCGACGCTGGCGAGTGGCACCAGCGCGCACGCATGGGCTGGTGGGGCATGACCTCCGAAGAGCAAGAGCCAGAGCGATGGAAGGCTGAAGTCGGCGAGATTCTGTCCGGCCACCGCTCTCACCTGGCCGTCCTTGTCGATTGCCATATCTAGGGCCAAGCCCTCTCAAGGGAGAGAGATCACTTATGACCTTCCCGGCTGACTTCCCCGGATTCTCGCAACTCACCGACCAACACATCACCATGGCCCGTCGCTTCTGGACGCCCACGGAGGACACGCATGTGCTGCACGCGCTACCGGCATCTCAATCGGCATCGAGCGGACGTCCGGGCGATGCAGCGGTTTCGGATGCGCCGCCGTCACTCGCTGATGTACGCGATGCGCGAAAGCGTCTGCGCCGTCTGGGAGTTTCGGTGGCCGGACCTGCTGCCGTAGCGGCCGCGCAGGCGCGCCAGAGCCACGTGCCGCCGATTCCGGCGGTCAACCCCAGCTTCGTCAGTTACGCGGCGGAGCGCTGTTCCGCTGGCCCGTGGGGACCGTCGTGGTGGGCCGTCAGCAACGTCGTGACGGGCGTTGAGGTGGCGCGCTACGCGACCGTTGGCCTGGACGGGCCCGGCGCAATCCTGCGCTACCTGCAGGAAGAACAGTGCTGGCAGGAGCGTCGCCAGGGTGGGGGTGCGGCATGACGCCCGCACCTGCGAGCCGTGTGCGAGTCGCGCACGTCATCACCTGGTCTGACCGGCGCGAGGCCCATGAGCACGATGTCAACGCAAGACTGGCCGACCTGCCGGGCAACGCGATCATCACCGACATGGGCCACTCGGCCAGCATGGTGCCCTTTGATGGCGATATCGAGCACCAGTTCAGCACGCTGATTACCTACCACCAGCACGACGCCGAGGACGACCCCGAATGAGCACCGCGACCCTTGAAGCCGTCGCGCCGCAGCCGACGCTGCGCATCCGCGTGGAGCACAGCCGGACCCAACGGGACGGCTGGGGCTACAGCACCACGGTGGAGCTGGATGGGATCGACGCCAGCAGCCGGCAACACATCAAGGACGCCGCGGACGAAATCGCATACGCCCTAAAGGAAGCCCGCCTCCTCGGTGAGTCCGAGCGCAATTTCCGCAACCAGCGCGACACCGCTGCAAAGGAGGCCACGGCTCCCATCGCCAGCACCGCCAGCTAGTTCATCGTCCAAACGTCAATCGCCACAGGAGACATATCGCAATGAGCCGCATGATGACTGCAAGTTCCGGAACCATCACCCCGATGAACCGCCGCAACCCCAAGACCGGGGCACTGTTTCAGGTCGTCCCGGAGCGCGACGAATACTGCGTGCCACCTGCTGGAACTTACGGGCGCTTCAAGTTGACTGGCATTTCTGACACGTTTCGCATGGAGAGCCCGAAGTACGGCCCATCGATCAACGTCCGTTTGGAATTTCTCATCATGAAAGTGCAGGACCCCGAGGAGAAGTACCTGGAGGGCCGGCGGTTTGCCGTGCTCACCACCTGGGCGTCAATCAGCATCGACAAGGTGACCGGCGAAGAGAGGCAGTATCTGTCGGCGAAGATGACAAAGTTCCTGGGAGCGCTTCGCGGCCGCCCCATTGAAGGCGGAGAGGACGTTGATCCTGACGCCTACATCGACACCGAAATTGTGACCGCCACGACCCTCAAGCCCAGCGCAGACGGTTCCAAGCAATATCCAAACATCGCCATCGAAAGCATCGCGGCCAACAAGACGGTCCTGTCCAAATACGTGACCGCGCCCCGGCAACCCGCGCTGGTGCCCGCCGGGGGCGTCGATGACGACGAGCTGGAGGATCCGTTCCCGCAGGACGCCAGCGACGACCTGTGAAGGCCGGGCGGAACCGTCCCGGCTGACCCTACTCCGACCGCGACGCAGCGACAGCTGCGCTACCTGCGGGCCGTCGCGAGAGAGGCGGGTCTGGATGAAGCGGCATTGGCGCTGCTGGCGTTCGAGCGATACGAACGAGAGATCGCGCGTCTGACCCGGCGCGACGCCTCAGAGCTGATCGACCACATCCAGACCACCTACCCAGACTCAGAAGGGAGGATTCCAGTCATGAAGCTGCCATAGCTACCCACTGGGTGGGTCTCACGGAAGAGCAGTGGTTCCGGGTCGGGTGCGTACGGGCGCCCGGCCCCTGATCCCGGCCAGTGGGGCGGCGCTGTTTTACGGGGCCAGCGCAGGAGGTTCGAAACCTCCCGGGATCACCGATTGGCATTCGACGAGGACACCGATGGACGACATGCCGGAGCTGTATCTGACGGGACCGGACGCGGCGCGATGGCTTGGAGTGACGGCGATTCAACTCCGGGCTCTGGCCAAAGCGCTTGACATCGAGGCGTGCGACGGCACGGTCGGGGGCGTGTGCCGCTATCGCAAGCCCCACCTGCGAGAGCTCAAGTCGTGTGCCGGGATCATGCGCGAAACCGGCGTTGATTCGGTGGCTTCCGTCAAGGTGCATCGCGCGCTGCAGGCCCGCGCGGCCGCAAAGACCAGCGAGGCGTCGTCATGAGCCGCGTGCTGACCAGCGGTAAGCGCGCCACGGCGGTCGAGATCGAGCGGGCGTGGCAGCGAGCCATCGACGAGGGCATCGAGGTGCGGCAGGTCGACGGGAGCAGCTTGTGGATTGCCAGCAGCGGCACGGACCCGCACAAGGCCTACGTGCTCAACGTGGTGGCCGGTCGGGTCCTGAACTGCACGTGCCCGGCCGGAGAGTTCGGCGGCTACTGCAAGCATCGAGCGGCGTGGGAGCTAGCGCAGGAAGCAAAGGAGGCACGCAATGGTTGAACCGGGAGCAGCAGTCATGGAAGCCGCGCGGAACCTGCATCGCGTCGTCACCGATGCCGGGGCCACGATGCGAATCGTCACGCCCGAGAGCGATGTGACGATTGGCCGCGCCGTGGAACCTGACGGCATCAGCGGCATCGTGAGCGCGAATCCGGCGCGAAAGGTGTTCCCGCCGACCGAGCAGGAGTTCGCGGACATCGACTACGTCCGCACGCACGACCTGGACGACGTCAAGAATCGTCTCATCGCCGGGTGGCCGGAGTTCGGCACGCTCCAGCAGTGCAACATCGACATCCTGTGGAAGAAGTCGGGCGGGCAGAGCGGCGGCAAGCTTACGTTCGGCAAGTGCACCAAGATGTCGGGCCTCGCCCAGTACTACAGCGGCGAGACGTTCGTCATCTGGATCGCCGCCGATCACGTGCGCGACCACGAGTTCACCCAGCTCCAGCTCGAAGCGCTGATCTACCACGAACTGAGTCATTGCGGCTGGGAAGTGGACGACAAGACCGGCGAGATCAAATGGGCGGTGGTCGCCCACGACGCGACGCTCTTCTTCAACGAGATCACGCGGTACGGCGCCTGGCAGAGCGATCTCCGCATTCTCCGGCAGAGCTACGAGCAGCTAGCGCTGGCGTCGGGCGAATAGCGACGTGAGCACGACAACGCTTGGTACCTCTCCGCTGGCGCATCCGCGCGCCGGGCGCACATGCGCCGCGACAACCGCGAAGGGCGAGCCGTGCCGCAACTGGGCGGGCGGTAACGGCCTGTGCAGTTGGCATGATCCGGAGCGCACACGCAAGCCAGCCCCGCCACGTATCTCCCGGACGGGATCACGGGTATGCGTTGGGTGCGGCCACGAGCTACCGGCAAGAAAGTTTGGCACCAGGGGCAAGAACCCCAAGACTGGAGAACCGTATCGCCGGGGCACCTGCCTGGACTGCGAGGCAAAGGAACGGCGCGCCAAGGGCATCCCGGAACGCCATCCGCGCTACGACGCGCGCGGTTTCGTCTGGTGCAACAACTGTCGCCAGTACCTGCCGGGCCATCGTTTCGCGCGACATCCCTACGACGCGGAGAAATACTGGTCGTACTGCCGAGAGTGCACGCGCTGGATTGACCGGCACCGTGCCCGCTCGATTCCGGGCACTGCTGAGCACACGAAGGCAACCGCCGATCGGCTCAAGCGACAACGACGGCAGGATCGGAAAGAGCAGAAAGAGCGGCGGACGTTTGTCGCCGACACGATCCTACTGCTGGGCCGCCGAGGATTCACACGGGCGGAGATATGCCGGCTCTGCGATGTGAGTTTCACCAGCCTGATTGCCTGGACCAGAGCAGAACGCAAGATCACGCGCAATGTCGAGCTCCGGTTTGGCGAACTCCTGCGATTGACGCAGGCGCTTCCGCTGGCCGTTGAGCCGGTGCGCCGGCGACGTCTCCCGCACCCCGAGATGCCACGGCTACTGGCCGCCATGCAGCCCGTCATCGAGCGCTATCCCGTGCGCTCACGCTGGAAGACAGCATGACGCTCTCGGTTGTCGCCAGCGGCCCGGCGATGCGCCCGGACAACATCCCCGACGAGCTCAAGGCGCTCGATCGCTGGGTCACGTTCAGCGTTGAAGAGCAGCGCAACGGCAAGCCCAGCAAGGTGCCGTACGTCGGGGCCACGAACCAACTGGCGAAGGCCAACGATCCCAAGACGTGGATCAGCTATCAGGCGGCACTACAGGCCACGGAGGCGACGGGCCGCTACCTCGGCTTCGCGTTCACGCCGGAGCTGCCCTACACGTTCCTCGACTTCGATGACGTGCTGGGCGCGGGCGGCGCCATCAAGGCCTACGCCAGCATCTTGATCGACACGCTGGACAGCTACGCCGAGGCCTCGATCAGCGGTAAGGGTGTGCACGTCATCGTGCGCGGCCGCCCGCCGGAACGGTTCACGAAACAAGGTGTCAACGGCAAAGTCGAGGTCTACCCGCAGTCTGGTGGCCGCTTCGCGCTCCTGACGGGCCTGACGCGCCCCGGCCTGGGCAACGAGTCGGCGCTCATCACGGAGGCGACCGAGCAACTCGCGGTGTTCTTTCCGGCGGGACCAACCCACGAGCTGCGGGGCGGGATGTTCGAGCCGATGCAGCAGCCGGGCGACCGGCTGACCGATGCCGAGATCGCGGCGCTGACCGAGGCGGTGCGGACCGCCAGACAACCCGGACAAATGCACCACATCGATCTTGCGTGGGGCGGCATCTGCGCGAAGAACGGCGTGCCGGAGGACCAGGCGCTGCACGTGATCGACGTGCTGAGCGGCGGTGAATCCAAGGCGCTGAACGCGGTGCGGGACAGCTACCGGCGTTGGGCCGGCGGTAAGGACCTGAGCGGCTACCAGGAGCTGCGCGGATTGATGCCCGCCGACGCGCTGGAGACCGTCGACGGCATCCTGGGGCAACGCTGGGAGGCGCGCCGGCCAAAGATCGTCACGCCGGGCCGCGCGCGCAAGCTGGTGGCCGCCGGCGGCGATGTGGCGATCGACGCGTTCCCGGCGCCACCGCCCGACGTGTTCCACGGCTGGTTCGGCGGCTACCTCGAGTTGGTCCGCGACACCACGGAAGCGCCCGATCAGTTCCACCTGGCCAGCGCGCTGACCATCATCGGGGCGTACGCGGGCCGGCGCGCGCACACCAAGCTGGCGTCCGGCCGGGTCTACCCGAACAACTTCACGGTGCTGGTCGGTAACTCCAGCGAGTCCAAGAAAGACACGGCGATCAGTCGCGCCTGGAACATGGCGCTCAGTCCCGAATGGACGCGCACGGTCACGAATCCGCCGTACGTGGAGCGCAATGGCGTCGCGAGCGCCGAGGCGTTCGTCAAGGGGCTCAGCACGGCCAGCAACGTCGTGATCCGCATGAGCGAGTTCTCGGAGTTGCTGGCCAACGCCAGGCGCAAGGGCACGACCACGATCCTGACCATGCTGATGAAGGCGTGGGACACGCCGCCGCAACTCAGCAACGACAGTCTGACGAACCCGGCGCTGGCGCTCAACCCGTATGTGTCGCTGCTGGCCGGGACGCAGCCCGACGTGCTGGCGTCCGACATGATCGGCACCGACATCAGCAGTGGCTTTGCCAATCGCATCATGTTTGTGCCTGGCTCCGGCAAGGGTCCGAACCCCTGGCCCGACGAGGTCGACGAGCGCCGCCTGCACGACCATTGGCTCAAGGTACGGCACAACATCATGGCGTACAGCGAAGGCGACTACGTGCCGGTCAATCGCACGCCCGCCGTGGTTGAGCTGTGGGAGCAGTTCTACCGGGCGCCACGCGGCGAGACCGCCAATGAACGCTCGATGGCGCAGCGCCATCAGAACATGGCGCTCAAGGTCGCGCTGATCTTCGCCATGTCGGATTGCTCCGAGACTATCGAGTACCAGCACCTGAGCCGCGCGATCCAGTGGATCGACTGGAGCTGGACGTGTGTGCGGCAGCTGATGGGCGGGTGGGCGACCAGCAACGACAACCGGCTGGAAGAGCGCATCGTAACCGTCCTGGCCCGCAAGGGGCCGATTCCACGGCACGTGCTCAGGAGCGCGACCAAGGATCCCAGGTGGACATCGAATGACTTTGCGCGGCTCGTGGACAACATGCTGCGCAATCAAACGCTCGCCATTGATTCGGACACCGGACGCATTGGTCTCAATGCCGAGACGGGGGGAGAATAGGTGCCCCAAAACACGTTATGTAAGAAATCAGGGAAAGCTTTCCATGAGCACTTTCCGCATAACCATGCGGAAAACGACCCATTCAGGGAATCATGGAAAAAACCTGCACCCTATAACACCCCTGCGAAAAGCGTTCCCTGTTTCCATGAGTGCCCCAAATGCCCCAATTTTCCGCATGGTTATGCGGAAAATACTCATGGAAAGATCTTCCATGAATCTTCCATGTTTTCCATGAATTGTGGAATGCAGGTTCCCGCATTCCTGTCACTCCTGTGCTTCGAAGAAGAATCGATGGCCCGTGGGGTAGAGCGTTCGGAATTGATCGAGTGTGCGCGGCCCCTTCGCAAAGTTGCAGCCGGTACAGCAGGGAACAAGGTTATCGGTTTCATCGCTGCCGCCAGCGCTCACCGGTATCAGGTGATCAACCTGGAAGTCGCGGAACGGATTGGTTTGCCGCCCGCAGTACCAGCACTTCCCCCCAGTGCGATCCCAGGTTGCAGCCCTGCGAGCCCATGCACCGCGATCGGGGGGATTTTCACGAATCTGCACGGGGTTCTTGCGAGGCCGTCCGACTCGCATCGAAGGGAAGGTGATCGGCTGACGGCAGTCAAGCAATTCGACCATCAGATCGCTGGCCACACGAACAACGCCTCGGGCCTCCATGCCGGAAAGCACGTCGTGGTAATCGGTGGATGTCCAACGCGGATCGGAAACGCTCTTCATCAGGCGGTAGCGCTTGACCGGCTCGCCTTTCTTCAGCAAGACCGTTCGAATGCGCTCTTCAAGTCGCTCATGAATGCCAACGTCAGTCGCTTCAACCATCTGCCCAGCAACTCCCCGGTAGTGTCGGAATAAATTAGGAGAATTATAGTTGAAACCATCAAACTGCACCGACAACCCGCAAGACCGACGCTTTGATTTCCTCCACGGAAGGAGGAGCGGGCAGTGATCGACCCGAACCCCGACGCCGAGCTGACGCTGGCGCAGCACGAGCAGCGCATTGAGTCCGGCTGGCAGTGGCTGGGACGCTACCCGAACCGCCGAGACACCGGCGCCCGGTTCGATCTCTGGGTCAAGTGGCTACGGGCCTATGAGCGGCACTACATGGCGATCCAGCGCGGCACGGTGCCGCACACCCAGGAGGCGTTTCTGTGAAGGTGATTCTGGTTACGGGCGGGAGGGCGTATCGAGATCAGGGTTTGGTCAACGCCGCACTCTCCGAGGAGTCCCCCGACCTGGTCATTCACGGCGGAGCCAAGAGCCGCATCCCTGCAACAGGACTGTTCTGCGGCGCTGACTACTACGCGGGCATGTGGGCTCGATGCAACAACCGCTGCGAGCTGTGTGCGCCAGCCGATTGGAGTCTTGGCGGCAAGGCGGGGCCAATTCGCAATAGCGCCATGATCGACATGCTGAGTGCATTTCGCGCTCATGGCTACGACTGCACCGTTATGGCGTTCTTCGGGGGCACCGGCACCGCTGACACGGTTCGCAAGGCCAAGGCTGCAGGCTTCCCACTGATCTACCCAGCAGATCGCTTCGTGCCGTCAGCTGTCACGGATGACGACCTATGACCCTCTCGCCTGCCGTGGCCACGATCCTGGAAAGCTTGCGGCCCGACGCCGTGCTGCTCCGGTCCCCGCACCTGGACCCCGACGACGCCCAGCCGTGCCCGCACTGCAACGCCCTCGTCTGGAGCGTCACCGTCGAGATGCCGTGCGCGCGACCCGGTGAGGGTTACCCGCTGTTGCTCAACCACCGGCCTGACCTGTATGGCCGTTACGAGATCGTGGCGCCGGACCTGGCGCGCTGGTGCCCCGTCTACCGGATGGTCGAGTGGCCACTGCCCCGCTACAGCAGTCACCTGGTCGATTGTCCGGTCCTGATCGCCCGGCGCGCCGAGGAGGCCGAACTGCGGGTCGAGCAGATGCGGTATGCGGCTGAAGATCGAAAGGCCGCACGAGAGGCGAAGAAGCGGCGCATGGAGGCGTTTCATGCGCGGTTCGAGGATCCGTTCGGAAAGGAGGCGTAGCGTGGCCAGGGGCATCAAGTACTGCACAACACCGGGATGCCGCAATCACCAGCGGTTCGGCGATCTCTGCGGGACGTGCGCCAAGAACGTCCCGCAGGCACGGCGCGAGAGCCGGGACATCCGCTCGACCGTCTACCCGACCGGCGAGACCCGGCGTAGCGACGGAACGGATCAGGTGGAGATGACGGACGGTCGGCAGCGCTGGTGGGTCAACGCCCAGGTGGCGGCATGAAGCTGAAGATCTGTGCGATTGAGGGGTGTGAGCGGCATGTCGTGGCGCGGGATTGGTGCCATTTGCATTATGCCCGGTGGCGGAAGTTTGGCGATCCCACGCTTTCTAAGCGAACGATGGCATCTGCTGAGCTGCGTGAGCGTTTGACGGCTCTGCACGGTCCCCAGACCGTGAAACGACGCCAGGAAGAGACGCAGGCGTTCCGCGCGGCCGTGCGCACGCTCTCCGGACGTGAGCAAGAGGTACTCGTGCTGCGATGCCGGGGTTACACGAACAAAGAGGTCGCCAGCATGGCGTTTGTCAGCGAGCAGACCGTCAAGAATCACGTCACCTCGGCCATGCGGAAGCTTTCGCCGACAACGGGAACCGCCACCATGACGGGTATTTGCTGGCGGTTGGGCTACGAGACGGCGTTGCTGGACGTCCAGAAGGGCCGAACGGAGCTGGAGGCAGCCTGATGCCGATGAACCGCGCGCTCTATCCGCCCGATTGGGACAACATATCGCGCCAGGTCCGCGACGAAGCCGGCAACCGCTGCGAGCGGTGCGGGGTGGCTAACGGCTCTGTCGGGGCGCGCGATCGCTTCGGTCATTGGTTGACGTTCGATGACATCGAGCGGGTTAGCGATGCCTGCATCCGCGATTGGTTCGGTTGCGACTACCCGAAGATCATCCGCATCGTGCTGACGGTGCATCACATCGATGCAGACAAGAGCAACAACGACCGGAGCAATCTGGTCGCACTTTGCCAGCGTTGTCACCTTGCGGCAGATCGACCACGCCACACGGCCAGCGCCGCCGCGACTCGTGCCCGTAAGCGCGCCGAGGCGGTCGCGGCCAGCGGCCAGGGGAGCTTGCTCTAGTGCACGCTTGTTGTGTCTGCCTTGCCGAGACGCCCTACCTGGTCTGCATGGACTGCCAGACGAGCCCGAAGCCGTGGCCTCCTGCTGGCCTGGAACGGTGCCGCCGCTGGCTCTGGTGCCCGCACGGCGTCTACATCGGCCAGCGGTGCGGGGAGTGTGCGGGTGGATGGTCCGAGGGGTTTCAGGAGTGAGCCGCGTTTTGGCGGCCTCAGAGCCGCGAAAGACGCCAAGAGGCACCAACAGCCATGTGGACTGCGCTGATGTCGTGGCGGGCCTCTGGATCACGCTGGGCAAGCTCTGGCTGAAGGGGCGGCGCTACGGCAAGGTGCTGGGCCTGATGGCCGATACCCGCGAAAAGCTGAATGATCCCCGGCTGCGTGATCACCCGAAGCGGCCAGCCGCCGAGGCCCGCATGGAGGGCTGGCGCCTGGAGCTGCGGGACCTCGAGGCCAGGGCGGAACCCTACCGGCGGGGCGTGGCCCGCCAGTGGGACGGGACGCCGGAACGCATCCACCGGTTCCTCCGGGATTCGGGCGGGTGGCCGGAGGAACCGGTGGAGGGGAAGCGCATGGCGGATGCGTTGTGGCGGTACGCGGTTGAGGGGAAACCATATCCGGGCGGCGAGTGCAATTTTGCCTTGCTGGTGGGATTCGGGCTGGCGATAGCGCTCGGAGGAATGTCATGACCGACCAGGAGCGCGTCACGATCATGTTGACGCGGGAGCAGGCGGAGGAGGTCGCATTCGGGGCTGTCTTGTTTTCGGCGATGAAATCTGACCTGGAGAAAGTGCTTGCCAACAACCCACGAGCGATGGATCGCTTGGGTAGGTTCATGAGCGGATTGGACGCCATCGCGGAGCAACTGCGGGAAAGGAGTGTGGGGGAGTGAACAAGACTATCTGGTTGACTGTTCCGCTCTTCGGTGGGCAGGTGATTCATGTCGATGAGGTACGGGTTTGGGCGCACGAAAGCTATGAGGAAGCAACTGCACAGGCGATGAGAAACGTCGGTGGCGCGCGCGATGCAGGGTACCGAGACACAAGCACGGCGGTCTTTGAGGTTGAGATCGGCGGGCATGGAGCCGGTCCCGACATTCTGATCGTTGACAAGGACTTGACCCATGCCTAACCGCGCCGTGGTGGCTCAGCAACATCGCGATCACTGCCAGCGCATGCTGAGCCAGTCGGCTGGCATGACGGGTCCTGAGTGGGATATCGCCCGCGAGTCCTGGCAGCGTTGCCTTGCGGACGCGGAGCAGGAGCGACTGGCATCCCGCGCCATCGTCGCCCTGAGCGATGACCGGCAGTGGCTGGTGGTGTTGGAGAAGTTTGCATGGCTCGCTCTAGGAAAGATCGGGGCCGGAATGATGACGCGGTATGAGTTCCGCTACATCCTCACAGACGACACCGGCCAGGACGCGCACGAGGTCTTGGCGGCGTGGCTGGAGGGGCGCGGGCAATGACGGATAAGACGTTCACGTACACGTTCCATGGCGATCCATCTCCTGTCGATCCGCAGGACCTCGCCACCCAGATGTTCGGCACGCCATCGCCGCAAGAGGCAAGGCAGGAGGCCGATCAACTGTTGGCCATGTTCCTGCAAGCGGGCCTGACGCCCGATCAGATCGTGGAATACCTCCAGAACGCGCCGTGGCGACAGCGCGCGACCGCGCCTCAGGTCACCGATTCGTGACCGACTCCAAGAGCCTTGACCAACTCACGACCTGGCTGATGAACGGCCACGGCTTCGAAGCCGAGGTGCTGTTCCGCGGCGTCTCGGGTACCCGCCAGTTCCGGTTTGACTTCGGGCTCCCGGATCGCCGGATCGGCGTCGACTATCACGGCTACGGCGCTGGCGTGGCCCACATGTCCCGCAAGAGCAAGGCGACGGACCATGAGAAGGTCTCGGAGGCGGCGCTGTGCGGCTGGATCTACATCGTGTGTGACGCCGTGAGCGTCAAGAACGGCCGGTGCGGCCAGTACATCGATGCGGCGTTGGCGCGGAGGGATGCGGCGTGATGGAGCCACGGTACTTCGAGTTTCCTATCGCACGCTGGGACAAGATCGTCGATTGGCTGGAGCAACAGAAAGACTACGATGCCACGATGGTCGCGGAAACTCTTGTGCGAAAAATCAACGAAGAGCGCGTGCCAAACCCTGGCAACGATCCAGAGATGATTGTGCTGTACACGTTCACCGGACACCCGGTGGAGAGATTGGTGTCGGCCGCTATCGCGGCTACTGAGCGGTAACCATGACCGCGCCGCGCGACCAGGTGACGTGCCGCCAGTGTGGAGCCGTGTTGGGCCGCTTTGCTCCACGACGGTCGGGACTCCCGCTCCAGATCAATCTGGTGCCCAAGGTGGCGCTCCTGGTCATGCCTGAGCGCGTCGATGTGTTCTGTCCGGCTTGTGGCCACGTGCGAAACGTTGATCTACACCGATACCGGGTGGCGCGCGAGAAAGCGGCGTGACGTCTGCTAACATGGGAGCCGACAACAGATTGCGCTGAATGGAGCGCCGGTAACGGGAGTCGTCCCGTGCCCGGCGCTTTTGTGTTTCCCGGGAGTTCGGTTGGCGATCGGTGGGGTGACAATCAGGACGCCTGAAAAACGGCAAGCGATCCTGGATGCATTGCGATTGCATCCATCGATTACCCGTGCGTGTAGATCCGCCAGGATCAGCCGCAACGCGTTCTACGAATGGCGCAATGATGACTCCGAGTTCGCCGCCGAGATCGAAGCATCCCGCGAAAAGGGTATCGACGCCCTCGAGGATTCGCTGTTCCGAGATGCTATCGACGGCCACAACACGACCGCCGCCATCTTTATGCTCAAGAGTTGGCGTCCTGATCGCTACCGTGAGACCACCCGCCACGAGCTGACCGGCGTGGGCGGGGAGCCTATTGCGATACGCTCGATCAGCGTGCCGCTGCCGGTGGCCGATGATTCAGAGGATGACGCGACGTGAGCCTGACGGTTGCGCTGCCCGATGTGGCCGAACTCACGCCCGATGGTGACCTGTCGTTCGCGCAGTTCCACCAGGGGCAGCGCAAGGCGTATCACAGCACGGCGCGCTTTACGCTGGTGCTGGCCGGAACCCAGGGCGGCAAAACGGCCGTCGGGCCGCCGTGGCTGCTGAAGCAGATCAGCGAACGCGGCGTCGGCGACTACATGGTGGTCGCGCCAAATTTCACGCTGATGGAGAAGAAGGCGCTGCCGGAGTTCCTGCGGCTCTTCCGCGACACGCTCCAGCTCGGCGAGTACAAGGCTCAGCAGCGCAAGTTCGTATTCAGCCGAGAGGGTGTGCGCTCCATCCTGGGCCACGACTCCCTGATTCCCGTGCAGGTCTACTTCGGCTATGGCGAGAATCCCGACAGTCTGGAGTCCGCAACTCTGAAAGCCGCCTGGGTCGACGAGGGTGGACAGAAGAGCTTCAAGCGGGATTCGTGGGACGCCCTGCTGCGCCGCCTGTCGATCGAGGAAGGCCCGGTATTGCTCACGACGACGCCCTACACGCTGGGCTGGCTGTCCGAGCTGCACGAGCAGGCGAAGGATCCCCAGTCCGGCGTCGCGGTCGTCAACTTTCCGAGCATCGCCAATCCACGGTTCCCCCGGAGTGAATGGGACCGGGCGCGGCGATCCATGCCGGCCTGGAAGTTCAACATGTTCTACCGGGGCATCTTTGAGCGTCCGGCCGGAATGATCTTCGGCTGCTGGGACCGCCGCGCCAATGTGATCCCGCACATGGACATCCCGGCCCATTGGGAGCGCTTCCTCGGCCTCGACTTCGGCGGCGTCAATACCTGCGGAATCTTCGTGGCCAAGGAACTGAACGCCGCCGGGGAGGCGACGGGCCGCTACATCGGGTATCGCGAGTACCTGGATGGATCGAAGACGGCTGCGGGCCACGCGCGCGACCTCCTGAAGGACGAGCCGCGACTACCGACGGCAGTTGGTGGCGCCAAGTCCGAAGGGCAGTGGCGCGGTGAGTTCGGGGCAGCAGGACTTGGCGTGTATCCGCCGGCTGTGTCCGAGGTCGAAGTGGGGATTGATCGCATGTACGCGATGATCGCCCCGAATGACGCGGGGATGCGGCAATTCGTGGTCCTGGATAGCCTCACCGGGTTCATCGACCAGGTGATGGATTACAGCCGCGAACTGGACGAGAACGGCGAGCCAACTGAGAAGATCGAGGATAAGGAGACATACCACTACCTCGACGCCGCCCGCTACATCCTCGGCTTTCTGGCCGTTGGCCTGGACGGGAGTTGGGTCGCGTGAGCGAGGCGCTTTCGGCACCGCGCTGGCACACGATCCGACCACGCCCACACGTCTGTGGTGCTTCGGCGGCGGGCCACCAGTGGGGCCCGCCCGCGTCGAACGGCTGGGCGCAGTGCAGCGTATGTTGCGCCATGGGCTACGTGGGGCGTCCGGGTGGGGCGTGGTGGATCGAGGCGGGAGACCAACACCTCGCGCCGCCGCAACGCGAACGCTTGCCGTGGTTCTGGATGTGGGTTGGATTTCTGATAGGCGGTCAGGTGGTTGCGGTCATCCTGTGGCTTGCGGGAAGGTTGGCGTGATCACGATGCCGCCGCCCGGACCGTCAAACATCATGGTCCGCACGCCATCGCCGTTCAGTTCACCATCTGACGTAGCGTCGCAGGTTCACTTTCCCTGGTGGAGCTGGCTGTTGCTGTTTTGGGTGTTCGGCCTGCCGGGCGCATACGTCGTGTACCTGATACTGACGGGAGGCTGACATGGGACTGGTTGGTCTCGGGCGGGACATGATCCGCGACTTCATCTACGGGCCCGATCCCGCGATCGAGCGCAGCTTCCAGCCCGGCGCCGTGGCGGTCGATTCCAACACCCGCTACTTCGGCGTCGACGCCGAGCAGTGGGCCCCTGCCGAGTACGGCACCTACGTCGCCACCAGCAACGCCGTCTACACGGTCGTGAAGAAGCGGGCAACCTACCTGTCCAGCCTGCCGCTGACGCTGTCACGCATCAAGGCCGACGGTGACGCCGATCCGGTCACCAAGGGCGCGCTGTATGAGCTCACCCGCAAGGTCAATCCGTACTGGACG